CCAATTAAACGCTACTGGTGGTTTAGTAGGTGGTAACGCTATTCAGGGCGCACAAAACTACGCTCAGAACTATGCTCAAGGTGCTTACCAAAACGCATTTAACAACTATCAGACTCAAAACTCCAATATCTATAACCGCTTGGGTGCGATTGCTGGATTGGGTCAAGGCGCAGCTTCTAATCAAGCTACAGGCGCATCTCAGTTTGGTGGCAACATCGGCACACAACAAGCTGCTGCGGGATCTGCATTAGGTGGTGGAGTAGTAGGAGCTGCAAACGCAGGCGCAAACGCTTATGGAACTTCTGCACTAATTAATGCAGCTATTGCAGCAGGACAACCTCAAGGATAATATATGGCTGAATCAGTAGGTTTATCCGCAAAAGCACCGGATCTAGGTCAAGGGCTTACCAATCTTAATTCTCTTTTAGATTTAACTAAAAAGTCTGCTACGCTGCGACCAGAAATTGAAGCCACGATTGCAGAAGCCAAAACCAAAAAGTCTAAAGCAACTTTAGAGGGCAATCAGTTAAGACGTAATTTGTTTAATTCATTAGCTGAAAATGAAGATGTTAACGCTTTAGCACAAGACCCAAGCAATCCTGTATTACAAAGAAAAGTTCAAAGAGCTATTTCTGACATTGGCGATCAAGCTATGGATGCTTTGGGAGATGAAGCAAAACCTGCGGTTTATCAAAATACCGCTAAATTGATGCAATTAGCACAAACAAGACCTCAAGATTTTGTTGGATTTTTGCGTCAAAGCGTATCGGCTGGCACTCCTGTTGCAGAGCGTTATGCTACACAAACTAGACAACCTATTCAAATTGGTCAAGGTGCTGGTACAGCTTTATTGTCAGGCAGACCTGGCGAAATGGGTCAACAAATTGGCTATGCGCCTAATGCTTTAGCTCCACAAGTGGTTACAAATCAGATCACCAAAGCACCTTATGTTATGGGTGGTGGAAATGCCCCTGGTGTGCAAATGTATAATCAAGGCCCAGTTCCACAAGGTTCTGTAAGTGTTCAGGGGGCTGGCGGTGCGCCCGTATCAGGAATGACTGCACCTCAAGCTAGACCTCAAGGTATGCCTCAAGGTCAAGCTATGGCTCAACCTACAGGTCAGCTTACACAACAACCCAACGAATCTCCTGAAAACTTTGGCGCACGAGTTCAACAAACTCAAGGCTCATATTTAAAAGCACAAGATCAATACACCAACGTCAATAGCCAATATGGGCATATTCCTACAATTAAAAACATCAATGGAAGCATCATTGGGTTATTAAAAGATCCTACTGTTGATACTGGTGCGGTAGCTAGTTATTTGGCAGGTAAAACAAATTACGCTAATCTATCACCTAAAGAACAAGAGTTAAACAAATTATTGCAACAACGTATTCAAAATTTAAGCCCTAAATCAGACGCTGATGCTGAAAACAAAAAAACGGCTTATGGTTCTTTGGCACTAAAAAAAGAAGCATTATTAGATTTGGTTCGCAGAGATCAGCAATGGGTTACTACCCAAGATTTGCAAGCTAAAGGCACTTTGCACAATGGTGGTAATGCAGTTAATCCTAATTATGGAAAAGTAGCTGATTTTAATAGTAAGTTTTCTCAATACGCTGCTAATCCTAATTTAATGAGATATATTTCTGTGGTGGGCGAGGATCCTGCAAAAATCAGATTAGATAAAGCTGATTTAGAATTGCTAAATAAAGAAATGGGTAGCGTTCCTATTGAGAAAAGAAAACAGTTAGAACAACAACGTCAAGAGTTACTTAAACTTGTAAATGGACAGCAATGAGTGGAGAAAACCAGGTTGTTGAATACGACCCATCCGATCTACTAACTTCTATTCCTGCTGCTCCATCGGAAACGCAAGAATTTGAGCCACAACAATTATTAGAGGGATTACAAACTCCTTCTGAACCTTTATTTAAAACACCATCTGTAAAAGGTGCATTAAAAACTGCCGAAGCTATTGCAACTAAAGGCACAGGAACAAATCTTGCCAAAGGCGCAGCAGCTTTATTTGATGAAACAATCGGCAACATTATTCCCGCAGCAGAACAACTTTTGGGCTACCCAGTCATTAGACCTTTTGTTGGCCCTGCAAAAGCCAAAGAAATTAGCGACAAATTGGTTAGCTATGTTGACAAACCATTAGGTAAATTTTTAGGCATTACCGAAGATCCCGTTTATCAAAACGAAGGACTTGGTCAAATAATGAAATACATTGGCAAAAACCTTGATAAGGGTGCTGAATATATTTCTGAAAAAACTGGTATGCCCAAAGAGGATGTTCAATACTTTGTTAACTTAGCAACCATTCCTGCCACAGAAGGTGGAATAAGAATTGCTGGTGCTGTTAAAAAACTTCCTAAAGCTATGGAAGATACACAAAGAGCTATGGGCATTGAACCTAAAGCTAAAGTAACTGTTAAAGCTACCCCCGAATCATATAAAGACGTTGGTGCAGCGCAAACAACCAATAAATCTATGTTAGATGCTGCGATTGCACAAGCAAGCCCACAGCTTAAAGAAGCATTAAAAAATATTGATCCAGCAGATCCTATTTTTAGTCCTAAAGCACTTAATCATGCAATGTTAGCAGATTCATTGCCTGAGCCGGTGTTGCTTACTAAAGGTCAGGCCCTACAAGACCCAACATTAATTAGTCGTGAACGGAATGAACGTGGATTTAAAGAGCCATTAGTTGAACGTTTTAACCAACAAAATAAAGCATTACTTAAAAATGCTGAATTAATGAAAGATGAAGCTGCTAGAGATTTAGTCAATACAACAAGCCACGTAGCCGATTCAGAAGGAATTATTGATCAAGTTAAATCAATACAAAAAGCAAACCATGAAGCAACGCAATCTGCTTATAAATCCCTTGAAGAAGCGAATGGCGGTAAATTCCCTGTTGATGCCAAAACTTTTGGAGAAAACGCTAGAGCAGCATTAGAGGTTGGTGATGATACAGAATTTTTGCCTTCTTCTATTAAAGCTAAAGTAGATGCCTATGCCAAAGGCAAAGAAATGAATTTTAATCAGTTTGAGAATTTAAGAACTCAAATTGCTAGAGAAACAAGACGGGCGCAAGCTGCACAAGATGGCAACGCTGTAAATGCTTTGTCTTTAGTTCGACAAGAATTAGAAAATTTACCAATGCCTGGTGCTTCTGCTGAATTAAAACAATTAGCCGATGAGGCACGAAGCCGTGCTAAGGCTGATTTTGATTTAGAAAGAGATAACGACCTTTATAAAAAAGTGGTTAATGAATCGGCTGATACAAAAGATTTTATTAGAAAGTTTGTCTTAGATTCTAAAAATGCAGATTTTGCTAATTCAATTCAACTTTTACAAGATAATCCTGTGGCTTTAGCTCATCTTAGATCGGGAACTATGGATTTTATTAATCGTAATTCTTTAGATGCAAGTGGAAATTTTGCAAGCAATAATTTTGCCAAATATATTGAAAACTTAGATTTAAACCAAAAATTAGATCCTTTATTTGGCGCAGAACAAGCCCAAAAATTAAGAAAAATTGCTGAAATTGCTAGACTAGTAAAAGCACAACCTGAAGGACATTTTGTAAGCACGGCAAATACTGTTCCAGGGGCTATGGGAATTGCTAAACAAATGGCAACTACAGCTTTGGAACGTAATATTCCAGGTTTAAAAACTGCTGCTGAAATGTATTTTAATGTTAAGAACGCTAAAGACATTAAAGAAACTCTTGAGCCTGGTGCTGGTGTTGGTAAGAAAAAAGAAAAATTTAGATTAAACGAAATAGGAAAAGAATAATGTCAGTTCTACTATCACCCATTGGTAACGGATTTCAATTCCTTACTACAACTGGATTACCCCTATCAGGCGGTTATTTATATACTTACCAAGCTGGATCAAGTACCGCTTTAGCTACTTATACAGATTCCACAGGTGCTGTTGCCAATACCAATCCTATTGTTTTGGGAACGGATGGTCGGCCTCCTTATGAAATTTGGCTAACCTCTAGCTATTCTTATAAGTTTGTTTTGGCAGACTCTACTAATGCCGTCATTCAAACCTACGACAATATCTATCCTATCCCCAATGCTTCAAGCACAGGCACAACAGTTCCTGCTGGGGCAATTATTATGTGGTCAGGATCTATCGGTTCTATTCCTGCTGGCTACGTTATTTGTAACGGCTCTAATGGCACGCCCGATTTGAGAGATTCTTTTATCGTTGGATCAGGCAATAATTATGCAGTAGGTTCTACCGGTGGTTTTGTTAATAGTGGTGTAATGTCAAATTCAGGCACAAATCAACCGCTTTATTATTCACTAGCTTTTATACAGAAAACGTAATGGAAATTAAGATGTCTGATATTGATCCAATGAAAATAGGGGTAATGTGGCAAAAGGTTGAGGCTATGGAAAAAGAAATGGCTGAGATGCGTAATGACATTAAACAACTTTTGGCTATGGCAGAACGCTCAAAAGGATCATTGTGGGCATTGATGGGCATGGCATCGGTAGTTGGTGGTTTTATTACTATTATTGTTGATGTATTTTTGAATAAAAAATGAACGAAATATTTACCCACATTCTGACTGGCAAAGACAATCAGACCCACGATATTGCTCGTTGGGCGTGGATGCTTGGCTTTTTTGTGGTGGCTGGTTCGGCAATCTATTTAATCTACGCAGGGCATGAAATTAGCCTTACTGAATTAGCTGGTGCTTTGGGCATCGTATCGGGTTCAGGAGCTGCTGCGGTAGCTGGTAAACACATGGCTGGTGCAGAGCCACAATGAGCTTTTTACTTAAATTGATTGGTGGTTTTGGTGGACAAGTTTACCTTTATATTGCTCTTGTATTTGGTGGGTTTAGTGCTGGCTTTTATGTTGAGCATCTGCGTTTCTCTGATTACAGACAGGAAGTTCAAATTGCTGGAGAAAAACAACAGGCTGAAACGGCAGCAAAAATTAAGGAACAGGAAATAATTAATGAAAACATTAAGCAAACTTACGAAGCTCGCCTTACTAGCATCCATTCTTTCTATAGTGGGATGCTCAACACCCGTGGCAGTATCGTGTCCTCCGACCCCAACGCCACCATCACAATTAATGGTGAAACCCATAACTTATTACTTGTTGCCGAGCAATGCGCCCAAACAACCGAACAATTAATGACCCTACAAGAATGGGTTAATCAACAAGTTAATTTAAAATGAATAACGAACAATTAGCTTCTTGGGTAACTTTAATAGCTACATTTACTTTATGTGTAACTGTATTGGCTATGGTTACTGTGTTTATGTTTGGATTCTTTGATCCTCAAGTAGATAACAATAAACTATTTGAAATAGTTGGCCCTGCATTTCAGACCATCGTTGGTGGTTTTATTGGTTTAATTACAGGCATAAAAATAGGATCAGATAGTGCAAAATAATTTTCAAAAGTGCCTTGACCTTGTATTGAAGTCAGAAGGCGGTTGGGTAAACAATCCAGCAGACCCTGGCGGTGAAACCAATCTTGGCGTAACTAAAAAAGTATGGGAAGAATGGGTTGGGCATGAAGTTAAGACCATGAAAGGTTTAACCCCTGCCGATGTAGCCCCTATGTATCAAGCTAAGTATTGGTTGGCTTGCTATGCAAACCAGTTGCCTATGGGCGTGGATTATATGGCGTTTGACGCTGCGGTAAACATGGGGCCGGGCAGAGCAGTTAAGTTATTGCAAGAAGCTATGGGCTGTGTTCCTGATGGAGTGATTGGCCCACGCACTATGCAGTTAATCGCCCAAAAAGACCCTAAAGATGTTGTAGATGCCTACAGCAATCGCAAGACTAGCTTTTATGAATCATTACCTACCTTTGGCACTTTTGGCAAAGGGTGGTTAAAAAGAGTAGAAGATGTAAAATTTAACGCATTAAATATGATCGGAGAAACACTATGACCAACTTCAAAATCGAAGGTAAGACACACGAGTCCCCAAAAGGCCACTATGTAAAAGAATCCCCTCATCGCATTGAGAAGGAAGTAGAACGTCTTGAGCGTAAGCTGGATAAACATATTGCTTTGCCTATGCAAAAAGCACATCACCCTGAGCATGGATCAAGCCAAAAAGAAGCTCCATTGCCCAATATGCGGAAGTATTAAAATACATCTGTAAGGTTTGCAATTTTGAAAATGGTAATCGGGACATCGTAAAACATCTCCCCTTTACCAACATAACGATTATGGACTTCTACCAATGGGCAATCTTTTATCAAGTCTGCTTTCAGGTAATAAGCACGATGTAAGTCCTGAGTTAAGGCAAAAAATAGAGTCGGCAGACCTTCCTGAAATAGTTTTTCTTTGCGCTGCGCTACGTGAATACTACGATGTTGGTCAAAACCTAATTGACGAACTTCTACCTCAAGCGCACCAACTGGAGAACCTGATCGAAAGCAGATTAAGTCAACTCCATAGCGATTAGGGTTTTCCCGCACCTCATAACCTTTTTTCATCTGCATCCAAGTAGATACTGCCTGACGAGCAGGCGCATCATATACATCGTGTAAATCTTGGCTAAAGGGCTTATAGGTTGACATACCGCCAAAAGCCATAACCGAACACCCCTACAAACAATAAAGCCCCTAAAAAGCCCCATAAAAGGTCGTACTCGGGTTCTTCAGGTCTAGTGATGGCGGTAGCATACTCAGCCTCTTTAAATGCCTCTGAGAGAGTTCTAGGGCTTTTTAGCCATCTTTGGTAATTGTTTACAAAATGTTCGTAACTCATCCCTCTTGTGCCTTTCTTAGTATTGCTCTAGCAAAAGCAATGTTTTGTTCACCTGTGTCTGTTTCCATTCCACACCAAATTTCAATTATTTCATCATCTGTTAGTGTCTTTGCTTTCAACGCCTCAATTTCAACTTGTTGCTGGCGTACAAAGTCTGCATATTGCTGAAATGGTTTGCCTTTTCCATCGCCTTGTATCCAATAAATGTTTTCCAATTCATCAGCTATTTGTTTTGCGTTCATTTCTCTTGTACCTTTTTTAGTATTGCTCTGCCCAATTCAACAGGAAAGTTTCTCCAACCACCATCGGATTTTTTAGATTCTGTTAAAGCAAAGTCTTGCTCCACAGTTCTATACACTTCCTCTATTTCCTCATCTGTTAGTGTCTTTGCTGGATGGATATAGAGTGGTGTTCCTACTTTTAAAACAGTATCAACCATTTTTGAGTCAAATTTATTTAGCCCTGTTACATACGCTACTGGTTCATTTGCGTTCACTTGTTTTTGCTCCAGCCGTTGCACTTGGCTAAAAACTCTATGGCCCTGTCAAACTGGTCTTGCATATATTCAAGATCATCTGCCTGCTTTCTAAGCATTTTTGCAGCTTGGGCGTAAACATCCCCAGCTCCACCAGTTAAAGCAATTTTTTCTAAATATTCCGCTAGTTCTTTTGCGTTCATTTATCATCCCTCGCATAAGTTTTCCACAAGGTCTCTAAAGTTTCTATAGCACCCATCATCTTAAGTTGGGTCTGTGAATATTCTGGTGTTTTGTAATCAGGTCTGCCATTGATGACATCCTGGCAGATGGTTGGTGCTACATACACGCCTGGCTTGGTGTAATGCGGAAGATGCAACACACCGCCCACAAGATAGCACTTGTATTGAGCAAAGTCAGGGCTTTCAAATTCAGGGTTCAATTTCATTAGAAACCCCAGCCAATCATACCGCCCAAGATAATGCCCAATACTATTACGCCAATCCATTCAATTATTGCTGTTTTCATAATTCCCCCTTTAAGCCCAAGGCTTGTTGTTATAAGCTGCATCAATCAATTTATCAAATACATTTAAATCAATGAACATTTCTGTTGCGTCATGGTTATCAATATAAGCGTAACTGATATCATGGTTGTAACCATAAAGCTCAATTTCTGTATTACCAAATATAACAGTAGTTATGTAATGTCCGTCTTTCATAATTCCCCCTAAGCCAAAAAACAGGACAAGCTGCTTAGTCGTACACCCTCGGCTTATTGAGCTAAAGTATGCTTGCCCTGTGTAAACTTACGCTACTTCTTTTTCAAAATACTTTTTGAATACATCGGTAATACGCAAACAATCCGATGGGCTAACTTCAAGTTGCAGTTCTTCAGCAAAAAATTGCTGGAGTTCACGCATCTGTTGGTCACTAATTAACCAGCCATCGTTGCTTCTGTAACCCATTGGCATAAAATTTGATTTCATTTAAATCCCCTTAAATAAAACTCCACATGGAGTAACTACAGTTTCTTTGTCTGTAGCATAGATGTCAAACTTTTTTTTCTAAGGAAAACCCTAAGTTGCGTAAAAACAACATTAAGGTGGGGCTGAGACCTCACGGAAGGAATTTTGGCGGGGGATCACCAACCCAGCCCCAAAGATATTATACGACCAATCCGCTTTTAATTTGGTAGAAGCGTAGCAGATGAAAAAAACACTTTAGGCCCTTCTGCAAATCGGCTTCCTCAATCTCGCAAACCTTGACTTCATTGGTCAATCCGTTGACAAAGACAATAGCGCACCGGGCATCTGACAAGCCTAATAACTCTCGGTAGGCAGCCAACTGCATGATATGATCCTCGTATGGAACAACCTTTTCTAAAGGGACTTCTTTTGTCTTAAAATCTGCAACTACAGGGACAATGCCCTTAATCTTATCGCCTTTAGCGTGTAAGTCCACTTTTCCAGCAAATCCTAGCTCATGGCTACCAGACTTTTCAGTAACCCATAGGCGATTGCCAAACGAGGCTTTTAAGGCGTTTTCTGCAATACGGCAATACTCAGGTATTTCAGGCAGTAAAACTTGGCTAAAAAAGGCTTCTAAGATGCCGTGGATCTGTGTTCCTCTATCGGCTGCATCTCTGCCTTGAGCCTTAGAATCGTTAAGAACTCGGTCTAAGTAATCTTCCTCAGACTCGCCCTCATTGCGTGGTAGCGTTAGGGCTGCAAGGATAGCCTGCTGCTGAAGCCAATTTTGGAGTCCAGGCTTTGCCGCCACACCGAGAATGGTAGTAACGCTCGGTAAAAGGCCCAGCTTTTTTGCATCTCTGAGAGTCGTGTTTCTGACTCCTTTGCCATCTGCTCGTTCGATTGTGTAGGCTGGCTCTCCATCTTTGGTGTACCAATGACCACTTTCACTCTTTTGTTCCTGCATTTTTTCTTCCCCTTTTTGGTTTTACTGCATCCGTGTGTATATCGTATGTTGTTTCTTGGGCAACAGTTGTAGCTTGTGGAGCAACAGTTATTGTAATGCCTGTATTTGCATCTTCCCAATCTTTGATAGTTGGTTCATATTCTTTTGGAATTTCTTGTCCGCACCAGTCCTGTGGCATTTTATTAATTACCACAGGGTTGAGCTTACAAGCTCCCATCATATCGTTTTGATTAAATACAAAAAACTTACATACTCGGCAAGTCATTTAATTCCTTTTGCGTAATCAAGGATACGTTCTGAATCGTAATAGTTCTCGCACATATTGGCAGCAACGTGCAGAACCGCATTAATTACAGCAGCTAAATCTTCCGGTGTAAAGCTGATAAGCAGTTGCTCCTCATCTACACCTACTGGCTGCCAGCTTATTTTAGAGCTTTGCTCAACAAGGTTTTTAATTTGGTTCTGCATAGTGTTTTCCTTTAGAACGGGGTACTATCATCTATAAACGGATCATCCTTTGGTAGTTCGTCTGATCCTGCTGGTTTAAATCCTTGTGGGATTTTTTCTTTGCCGATTGATACGCTAAGAAACTTTGATCCTTTAGTGGATGTCTTAGTCCAGGCAGATAAGTAATGTTCCTTGCCGTTGACCATAATTGTTCCAGTAAAGTCAGGATGGTTGTCAGAAGCCTTACGCTCGTTCTTAAAAAGACTTCCTGAACCTTCTTTTGGTGTATATGCCATGTGTTTCCCCTTATAAAATATCTTCTGCTACAGACTTCATTGTTGAACTTGATTTAACTTGCTTGGGCGCAGAAGCTGCGTTGCCATCGTCATCGGCTTGCACTACGCCAATAGCTGCTGCAAGAGCATATCTACGCATATAGGTCAAAGCAGAACCAGCTCCTTGTGCATCAGGTTTAGTTACAGGCAAAGACATTTGCTGACTAATCCATTCGCCAGAGCTATGCGTAATAATTGTTGTAAGGGCCATTGTGCCTTCAAAATATTCGCCAGGTAACTGAACTACTGCTAGTCCATTAGCTGATAACAGATCACGACACGCATCCCATACCGATTCTAAGTCTGCATATTTAGACTTAAAGAATGGGTTAGCTGAGTCCTTCTTTGCGTAGGTCAGCTTGCCTTGCACGATTGACAAGGCTTTAGCTAAATTAGCTATTGATTCACTTTGCATGATTTCCCCCAAAAACATTACCAAAATCTTCAAACACGGATTGCAATAGATTATTGCGCTTGTTGTTTGGTTTTCCACAAGCTGCACGAATAACATCCACATCGTCTTGCGACAGTTCTGTGCCGTATTCCATGTTGTCTAACGCTATTTCCAAGCGTTGCTCCATTTCGGTCATAACTTGATACAACTCATCCATTTAAATTCCCCTTAAATGACATAGCGAAGTTGCTATACCCCTGATTGTAAGCAAATTGATTGCCTTGTCAATACCTTTGCAAAAATAATTAGTTATGGTGTAAGATTTCTGAATGAAGCTAAAAATCACAGATTCGGCAATTATTGATCTGCTTGGGGGTACTACAAAAGTGGCTAAATTAGTAGGAGTTTCACCTCACGCTGTATCAATGTGGCGAAAAAACAACATTCCAGCAGCACATTTTGCAGTATTAGGGGCGACTCTTGAGAAGGAGTCGCATGGTTTAATCACACGCAAAGACTTGTTTCCGCAATCCTGGCATTTAATTTGGCCTGAGTTGCAAAAATAAAAACTTGTTGTAAGATGTTATTTCTTTGATTGGCGGCTCTAACGACATCGTAGCGATCAAAGGGTTGTAGCGTTACTAGAGGGAAGATGCTGAAATAGCGCAATACAGGTGGCGAAGCTAGTGCCTGTGCATCGAACGACTGGCGGGTTCTGTGGCTCCGGATGGGCAGAATTGAAGGCGAACTTAGGTAGGCTAGGTTCGCTCACCAGAAGGGCAAGGAAGGTTTTATATATACTTTAAGTGGTTTTGTATAATAACTAGGGGGAACTATGATTGAAGATATGGTAAGTGCTAAAGAGTTTGTCAACGCTGACACTCAAACACGGGAGTCTATGCTCATTGATATGTTACGAGTAGCAGACATGGAAATTAAATCATTAAGAGAACAACTTTTATTTGCCAGGCGTGAGCTAGAGGCTAATAAACAACTTATTCATGCGCTTGGGCCTGCTGTTTTTGAAGGCAAACATTAATGAAAATTTTAATTAAGAAAATTAAAGAAAACAAAGATGGATCAGCCGAAGTCCATGTGCATTATGATAAGGAAGGATTGCACTTTCTTGTTCAGCAAGGACTAACTGCCACTTTGGTGGAAGCTATAATGATGGAACGTAATGGGGAGATGTTTCATGTTTCAAGCGTTTTGGACACTATATCCAAGAAAAGTAGCAAAAAGAACAGCGCAGTCAAGTTGGAATCGGTTAAGCGAGTTAGAGCAAAAAGAAGCGCTTGATGCTCTGCAAAACCATTTAAAGTATTGGAAGCTCAAAGAAACATCAAAAGAGTTTATTCCTTATCCCGCTACTTGGCTAAATCAAGGGCGTTGGGAAGATGAAATTGATCTATCTGAAAGTCTTGTAAAAAAACCACAGTTGCCGTGGTTCTCATCTGATGAATTAACTTTGGCTAAAGCAAAAGAATTAGGAATAACGCCTTATGCTGGAGAATCTTTTGCCCAACTACGAACTAGAATTTCGGCACAAATCAGCCGTCAGGCAACTGTGTAAATGGCGTAAAGATTGGGGTTTGCCAAAGTTTAGAAAATATATTTCTGATAAGAAAATATCACCAGAATTACTGCATGACTTTGCAATACAATATCAATTAGGAAACCGAGGGGAGTGGGGAAAATGGATAACTTCAAATTAATAGATACTTTTGATTCTGCGCCTATTGCAGCAGAGCTAACCAAAAGTCAATTTTGGGATTGGTTAAACCTACGTAGAAACGATCCTACATTGCAACACACCAACGTCAAAGACATTGTGCTTCGGTTTCAGTCTGTAATGTACGACTCTACATATCAAACCTTTTTTGAGAGTTTGAAGTGCGAAGATTATTTTTCCCAGCGTTACCATCCCAAGACAATGAATGTAGTCTATGACTTTTTTCCTATTCATCTTTTAGGGCGTGTGATGGTAGCCAATCTTAAACCTGGTGGATATATTGGTTATCACATAGATGAAGGAAACTACGCTAAAAAGCATGACCGATACCATTTTGTAGTAACAAGCAACGACCAAGTATCATTTACTTCTGGTAACGAATCGTGCCACATGAAACCTGGTGAGATATGGTGGTTTAACAATCAAGCCCTCCATTCCGTAGCCAACGAAGGAACGGAAGATCGTATTCATATTATTGTGGATGTTTGGAAATGAAAATATTAATTATGGGTTTACCCGGCTCTGGTAAAACAACCTTTGCTAAAAAACTTAAAGAACTTTTAGAAGTTAAAGGCCACATGAGCTATGAAAGAGCTATGATGTTGCCAATCAATACCAATCCTATAGTGACTTGGTTTAATGCAGATGATGTCAGAAAACGTTTTAATGATTGGGATTTTTCTAAAGAAGGGCGTATTCGTCAATCTATTCGTATGGCTGACTTTGCAATATCGGCTGGTGGTGATTATGTAATTTGTGATTTTGTAGCCCCTTTGCCT